CGTAATAGCAAAATGCACTAAAATTTCTTCAACAATGGCAAAAACTTTGTGCAATCTGCCAATAGACGCAAAATATAGTGCCCACTCCCGCAGGGTAGGGGAGTGTAGCAATTTTTACAATGTATATAGCAACATATACAATTTGATGTGTGATATAATATAGACAACGAAAACAGAAAGGCGGGTTGATATGACACGTAAAGAAGGAGATGATAACTAATGAAAGAAGCTAAGATTAAAATCACTTTAACCGATGATAAGATTACTCTTGATGGTGAGAACATGCAAGAACTAACCGAGGACGATATTATTGACAGCATTAAGGTGCTTGTCTGTCTTGCAAAGACTATGTTTGGTTGGGAGAAAGGAGCTGAAGAAGATGGAAATGCGTAAATTCATTATCGAGATTCACCCGGACGGCACGTTGACGTGCTGCGAATATGAGGATCAGAAGGACGCTATCCGAGCCGCAAATGACCGTGCATGGTTGGCCGGTTATCAGCAAGCCCTCAAGTATTGTGATGAGCAAGTGAGTACCCTCGAGGGGTTCAAGGGCACTTGTTTATCAGCCGATCTCATGTATCAGGGTGCGGCCCATGTGCGTGACGGGGTGAGGGCCATGTACTCCCTATATAACAAGAAGAAATAAGTCGAAACGGCCCTCCGGGCCGTCTACTGGGTCCGCCCGCCCAGTACTGATGAGACAGGGCACATATTGAAAGGAGTTTTATATTATGTCTGAAGCAATGACGAAGTCCGAAAACAATGGTGCTATGATGGTATCCGATGTGATGAATACCGGCATCGGGTATACCGATATGAACCTCTCGGACCGTTCTGCCGCGGTTGCGTTCTATAATGCGACGAGCAACCCCGCCAACAAGCTGAAGGAGCATGTCAACGAGGTTCTGTCGCTGGTTCATGTTTCCGTGGAGTGCGTCGAGGTCAGCAAGGACGACGTCCCCGAGGGCAAAACGATTGCACCGCGTGTCGTCCTCATTACCGAGGATGGTCAGTCCTATGCCTGCGTTTCCGTTGGCGTGTATCAGTCTCTGAAGCGTATGTTTACGCTGCTCGGCACCCCCGACACGTGGACGGAACCGGTGCATATTAAGCCCGTCTTGATCAGCACCAAAAAAGGACAGGTTTTGTCTTTGAATCTGGTTTAATCTAACCAATGGCCGCCGCACATGCGGCGGCCATATTTGTTATAGGAGGCCCCATGAAAAGTAAAGATAACAGAGTATCCTTGCTAAACTGCGACGACTTCATGATATATCTTGCCTCGGCCATTGTATACAGTGGAGTCGCGGACAAAGATGCTGATTTTTTCCGTTCCGAATGGGCGAAAATCATCTTTAATGGTCTGGGCATCGAAGCAGACCCTCTGGACTGGTATTATAAAATCCTGAATAGAAAGGAGCGGATGAAGCATGGCAGTAGGCGCAGCTAAAGCAAGCGCGACCCTCAAATACAGCTCCGAGCTGTATACCCCTTATGCCTTGGAGTCTTGGCCTGATAAACAAATGCGCAAAGAATACACGCGACTGCGTGACATTGCGCAGAAACGTATTAAGCGCCTATCAAAAGACCCCATTAGCGGCACTAGCGACGTTTATAAAGAATTTGCCGGAGGTTTCCCAACTCTAAAGGAGATGCGCGGAGACCGTAAAGCATTGGAGCAGGCTTTGGCAGATGTGGTGCGGTTTGTTCGTTCTAAAGGTTCCACCGTGGGCGGTGCGCGTGCGGAATTTGAGCAAAAAATGAAAGTCGGTGGTATTGATGTAGCTGACGTGCCCGAAGATCAGTATACGGCCCTGTCTGAATGGTGGGAGCTCATTAAGGCATCGGGCGTGTATTACTATCCGTCAGATCAGCCGGTCATGTACTGGCGCGAGAAGGGCGGCTACAACGTCAGTATTGACGATTTTGTACAGTGGCAACAAGGCGAGGTTAATTATGGCAAAGAATGGGACTACAGCGACGGCAGCAGTTCCGCCGACCTGCGCGGAGGTTTTGGCGGAGGCTTGTAATTATAACCCAGTCCCTTGGCTTATGGAGCATCTGGACAGAAAGCACACTAAAGGCAAAAAACGCAAAACAAACAAGAAACGCTTGTACGTGAACGCCCCATGTGCGTTTGATATTGAGACTTCCCGAGTATGTGTTGACGCGGACGGGAACCCCCACACGATCATGTATATATGGCAATGTCAGCTAGGTTTGGATATTACCGTTATAGGCAGGACTTGGGACGAATGGCTAAATTTTACAAGCACAATCAGCGATTACTTGCAAGCCAACAGCGGCCCTCAAGGTGGTTGGTATTTGTGCATGTATGTCCATAACCTTGCACATGAATTTCAATATTTGTCGGGTGTTCTGGATTTTGGCCCCGGTGATGTGTTCGCCAGCAAACCGCGTAGGGTGCTGAAATGTGACAACCGCGCTATAGAATACCGATGCAGCATGCGTCACAGTAACTTGTCCCTTGATGCCTGGGGCAAACAGTTGGGTGCACCTCATGCTAAATTGACCGGGACACTTGATTATTCAAAGGTTCGTTACCCATGGACTCCCTTAACGTCTACAGAACTAGCGTATTGTATCAATGATGTCAGGTGCATTGTAGAATGCCTGTTAATCGAGATGAACCGAGATGGTGATGACCTGTACACTTTGCCATTGACGCGCACCGGCTATGTCAGGCGAATGGCCCGAGAAGCCATGTACAAATGGGGAATTAAACGGGTCAAGCGCCTTTTGCCCTCTTGGGACTTATACCAGATGTTGCGGGAAGCGTTCCGAGGCGGCGACACTCACGCCAATCGGTATTATGTGGGGCTACACCTAGAGAACGTCGGTTCCGTAGATATGTCGAGCGCCTATCCTGCCGTTCAATGCGAATGTTATTTTCCTATGACTCCATTTAGGCAGGAGCCGCCCACCGTGCAACGTCTTATGCAATGTATGCGGCACGGAAAAGCGTGCCTTATGCGCTTGCAAGTAAAAGGTTTGCGCCAGCGTTTCAGATGGTGGGGATTCCCATATATTCCCCTTGCAAAGGTTAGGCACTGTGAAGGATACATCAACGACAATGGCCGTCTGCTGTCTGCTGACCATTTCGAGATCACTATAACAGATATAGATTTTCGAATCATTGCCAAAGAGTATGACTGGGACGGCCTTAACGTTCTCGACCTCTGGACGTCCGATTATGGCAAACTGCCAAAGCCCTTGACGGATTGCGTAAAAGAAAGTTACACCGGCAAAACATCCCTTAAAGGGGTTCCCGGTCAAGATTTGTATTATGTCAAGGCCAAGGGCGATCTTAACAGCTATTACGGAATGACCGCGCAAGACCCCTTGCAGCTGGACACTCTTTTTGATGAGGACGACCCCGACAATCTTTGGAGCGAATGCACCGATGACCCAGAGGGCAGCTATAACGACCACCGCCCCCATTTGTTCTTGCCCTACCAATGGGGCGTATGGACTACCGCCCACACGCGTAAGCGCCTTAAAATAGCACAATGGGCCGCGGGCAAGAATGGCGTGTACTGTGACACTGACAGCGTCAAATACATGGGTAATATTGATTTAGCGGAGTTTAACAAAGCCGTCAAACAGCTTGCAAAAGATAACGGCGCTTGTGCTACGGACCCAAAAGGCAATACTCATTACATGGGCGTGTATGAGCAAGAGCGCAGCTATGCGGAGTTCATGACATGGGGCGCTAAAAAATACGCTACTACCTATAAAAAAGGCGGGCCCATTACTACCACAATAGCGGGAGTAAGTAAACGCAAGGGTGGTCTAGAGCTGTCATTATGGGGCGGCTTTGAGGTATTTAAGCCCGGTTTCACGTTCTGTCTTGCTGCTGGGAATCAGGTTATTTATAATGACCGGCCCAATGTGCCGGATTTTGTGGTTGACGGGCACACGGTGCATATAACAAGAAATCTGTGTATTTGTGATAATACCTATACGTTGGGTATTACTGACGAATACGCAAAGATATTAGGGTACAAGATTATGGAGGTTGTCTGATGATTAAACTTTATACTGACGACGGATGGCCGAATTTCTCCGAAAAAGACGGCATTCTTTCCACCGGGGCCCCGATCATTTTTATATGGGGCGGGCGTGGCACTGGCAAGACCTATGGAGCGCTAAAGCATGTGCACCAAACCGAGGATGAATTTTTGTATTTGCGCCGCACGCCGCAGCAAGCGGAACTTATTTGCGCATCGCCCAGTATGTGGCCGTGGTCACCTTTGAACGATGATTTACAAACACATTACGCCCCTTTTAAATTACCCAAAATAGCGGGCCTGTATGAAGTAGGCAACGCGGGGGCCTACACCGATACAGGGTCCCCCATTAAACCCGCCAAAATGTCGGGAGTCGTGGGAAGCGTCGTCACGCTGGCTCGCACCCGTGGCTTTTCAAGTCCCCATACTAATATCATCATTCTGGACGAGTACCAGAAAGAGGAGTCCGACTATTATCGGCGGGGCGAGGGCGTCGGCCTGGCCAATATTTATGAAACGGTCAACCGTAACCGCGAATTGCAAGGGCAAAAGCCCTTGACGCTGCTGTGTATGTCAAATGCCGTTGGCATGGCAAACCCTTATTATATGCAGTGGGAGATTACTGATGCCGTCGAAAAGATGATTGGCAAGAAAGAGCGCATCAAGCTGTTGGCCGATAAAGGCATTCTTCTGATTGATCTTGTGGATAGTCCTATTGCAAAGGAAAAAGCAAATACGGCTCTTTATAGGTCTATGACCGGCACCGACTTTTATAGGTCTGCCATTGAAAACCAATACAGCGCAGAGGAAAAAAGTTTGGTCGTGTCAAGGCCCTTGCGTGAATACTATCCGCTTGTTCAAATTGGGCGATGCTGTATCTACGAGCACAAGAGCAAGCCACTTTACTATGTATGTCGGCACAGGTCTGGCGAGATGCCCACGTATGGCACCGGCGATTATGAAAGAAAACGGTTTCGGGCCGCGTATGGGTACATCTGGCCCGCGTATTTGCAACGGCAAATTGAGTTTGAGCGCTACTCAGATGAGATTTTCTTCCGCGAATATTGTGGTACTTGACTTTTTTACGCACTTAGCATATTATAAAGATAATCCCCGGTGCCCAGAGGCAGCCCCCAGAAGGGGCGGGCAAGCGTCAGCCAGCGCAAGAACCGGGGATTTATTTGTATCTGTATTGGAGGTGATGTTATATGAACGTTTACGCAGTTCTTGCCGTTCTGGTGTTCATCGGTATGGATGTCGTCAGTGGCATGGTTAAAGCCTTCTCTACCACTGGTTTCGATTCCAGCGTGATGCGTCAGGGTTTTTATCACAAACTCGGCGAAGTTCTGGCCGTTGGGTTGCTCGCTGCCGCTGATTTTTATCTTCCCATTGTAGGCGTCAATGTCAATGTGTCTTTCTCGGCCATCGGTTGTACCTATTTTGTCTTGATGGAAATTGGCAGCATTATTGAGAACATCGGAACGATCAACCCCGAATTGGTTGGGCCTCTTACTAAAATTTTTGCAAAACTCAAGGGGGATTAACCATGGGTTGTTATATCATTTTTGCCCAGTCTATCACAAACGAACGGGCGTTTCTGCTGGCTGATTTGTGCGCCCGTTTGGACGTTACCTACTATAGCGACTGGGCCAACGTTGCCCACACGCGGCAGTGCTGCGCCGTGGGCCCTATTTCCAAAGGAGACAAAGACCAGGTCATTAAATGTCTGGCGCATGATACGTACGTTGTTATGGAGGCGATCAAAGTTGAAAATCAGTGAAAAAGCTGCTCTTGCTATGGCCGGATACACCAAAGCCGAAATTGAGGCTATGGAGAGGCCCGCGCCGCAGCCCGCGCCGCAGCCCACGCCGCAGCCCACGCCGCAGCCCACGCCGCAGCCCGCGCCGCAGCCCGTCCCGCAGCCCGTCCCGCAGCCCGTCCCGCAGCCCGCGCCGCAGTACGAGGGCCTTGAGACCCTGTTGCAGCAGATTTTGCAGGGCCAGCAGACCAGCGCGCAGGCAATGCAGACCATGACCCAGACGTTGCAGGCAAACGCACTGGGTCTTGGCATCCAGCAGCAACCGGCGGCAGATGCTGCCACAGTCACGGCCCGAATTATCGACCCCACCTATGGGAAGGAGGTAAAGTAACATGCCCCTTGGTATGGATTTTGCGGACATTGCCGCAATTTTGACCGAGATCAATAAGATGGCCACTGGCCAGGAACCGACGTCTCCCATCGTGGATACGTCCAGTTTCGTTTCTGTGGCGCAGGCCACGTTGCTGACCGGCCCCGACAACTACACCAAAGCGATCAGTCAGGTGCTGGGCCGCACCATCTTTGCCGTGCGCCCCTACGATGCACCGTTGAAGCGCTTGCAGGTCACGGGCGACGACTGGTCGAACCATGTGCGGAAGATCAATTTTTGCGACACTGACCCCGTCACCGACAAGGCGTGGGCGCTGGAGGACGGCCAGAGCGTGGACATGTACGAAGTCCACAAGCCCAAAGTCCTTCAGACGAACTACTACGGCCAGACCAACTACAGCCGCGTGTACACACAGGCAGATACCCAGATGGAAGCAGCATTCAAGGGCCCCGAGGAACTGGCCCAGTTCTGGTCCTCGTTCGTGCTGCACCTGTCGAACCAGATCGAGGCAGACCGGCGCAACCTTGCCAATAACCTGATGGCCAACCATCTGACCGGCATGACGGTGACCAGCCCGCACAGCGTCATTTATCTGCTGGATGAGTACAACGCCCAGCAGGGCACCGCTCTGACGGTGCAGGACGTGTACAAAGAAGCGAACTTCCCGGGGTTTGCCAAGTATGCCTATGGTCGAATCAACGATATTTCGCGTTTGATGAAAGAGCGTTCCATTAACTGGCACCAGAATTGGGAGATCGGCAGCACGACGTACAACATTATGCGCCACACTCCGTATGATCGTCAGCACCTCTATCTGTACAGCGGCACGCAGAGCCAGATAGACGCTCGTGTGATTCCCGAGGTGTTCCATGACAATATGCTGAAATACCGCGACGCGGAACAGGTAACATTCTGGCAAAACATCGACGAGCGCGAGACCATCTCCGCAACGCCTGTTGTGACCAGTGCCGCCGGTGTGGCAACCAAAAATGTCGCGGTTCAGCTCTCTAACGTCTTTGGGTGCCTGCTGGACTGGGATGCCATCGGTTACACTCCGAAGCTGTCCCGCGTGGTCCCGACCCCCATGAACGCCCGCGGCCTGTACACGAATTTCTGGTACCACTACGGTTGGTCGTGGTACGATGACTTCACCGAGAACGCCGTTCTGTTCCTGATGACCGCCGGAGACGTCACCGCGCCGAGCGCTGCCAAGGCGGCAAGAGCGCCCACCCTGAAAACCACCACGCACAAGGACGCGGATCCCTCTAAGTCCTGACCGGCACCGGCGGGCATCTGCCCCGCCGGTTATTTTATAGGAGGTGCAAAATGCAAGCTACCTTTTATCAGTTTGCAAAGCGCACAAACAGCACAAAGCGGCCCAGCGGTGGGCAGGGGTTCGGAATTGACCTTAAAGCCCCATGTAATATCATTGACCCCGAGATCAAGATTGCAACCCAGAGCGACCCCACCGGGTACAATTATTGCCACCTTCCTGCATTCAGCCGGTATTACTGGGTTAAAAACTGGACGTATGCTGACGGCCTCTGGAATGCCTCGCTGACCGTTGACACGCTGGCAAGCTACCGCGACCAGATCGGGTTCTCTACCGAATATGTGGTGAGGTCATCGGCAAAGAACGACCCTAAAATCGTAGATAATTTGTACCCGACCAAATCAACGATCACCACAAGAACCCTTTATGCAAATTCAACGCCGTTCACGGATAACCCGGAAAGCGGCAGCCAAGGATTTTTTGTTGTGGCGGTCAATGCCCCCGGGTATGTGTCTTTTGGCGGCGCAATTTATCTTGCCATGAGCGGGACCACATTTCAAAAGCTGATGGCGGCTCTTTTGCAAAATACTGATTATTTGAATATCAGCGCTGACGAGATCAGCAACAACTTAACTAAAGCGTTGTTCAACCCTATTCAGTATATTTCAAAAGCGTTTTGGATTCCCTGTGGCAATACGGCAATCGGTACCCCCATCCATGAAATCCCCGTTGGGTGGTGGAAAATGCAAAATATCGGAAACGCTTATGTCATAGCGAATAATAATGACAAGCAGGTTTTTTCGTTCAGCATTTCGACCCCACATCACCCGCAACACATTACAAGAGGCGTCTATACAGACGGTGCACCCTATTCCGAATATACGTTGTATTGTCCGCCCTTTGGGGAAATTAAATTAAATGCCAACCTGTTTGTGTTACAAAGCACGTTGTATTGTAGATTAACTGTCGATTACCGCACAGGTGACGCAATACTGGACTTGTCCTTTAATAAAGATTTTAACACTATTTTCTTCTCTACGTCGGGTAACATTTCGGTACCTGTGCAGCTGGCGCAGATTGCGACCAATGTAAATGAATTGGCAAGTTTCGGCGGACTGGTTCAAACAGCCGTCGGCGCTATTGCCGGAGGTATTGAATCCTTTTTTGGCGGAGGCGATATTACCAACGGTATTGCCTCTGGTGCCCAGCAAATGACCGTTTCGAGTCAATCAAAAGGAGGAGGGGCAAGCGTCGCAAAATATGGCATTACGCCCTATTTAACGGGGGCGTTTTATGATCTTGTGGACGACAACAACGAGCACCACGGTAGGCCCCTGTGTCAGCGGGTACAGCTGTTCAGTATTCCCGGGTTTATCATGGTAGACGACCCCGATATTGCGTTACCAGCAACAGCCGCCGAGATTGACAGCGTAAAAAGCTATATGAAAAATGGATTCTTTTTAGAATAGGAGGCGTAAACTATGGCAGTATACAAACAGTGTATCACTGACGTGTCACCAATCAGAGTGACCGCCGGTTATCCGGCGTACCCGGACGGAAGCCACCACCGGGGCATTGACACGGTACACGGCAACCATAAAGCCTATGCGCCCGAGGCGGGCGTTGTGGTCGTGGCCCAGCACTGGAATGGCAGCACCTCGGGCGATCAGTCATGGGGCAATATGATTAAGGTGCGGATGGCCGACGGCACGACATGGCGTGCCGCCCACTTTGCCTCGCAGATTTGGAACGTGGGCGACACAATCTCCAAGGGGCAGTTCATCGGCACACAGGGACAAACCGGCTACGTCACGGGCATTCACACACATTGGGAGTATGCCGATGCCGCTGGAAACCTGATGGACCCGTCCAGCATTATCAGAATCCCGAATCAGGTCGGCACATGGGACGTAGAATGGGACTCCGGCGGTGGTCCTGACCCTGGGCCGGGCCCGTGGCCCACTGGCAAATTGCCGGTATGGTTGCTGTTTAAGATGGCGAAGGGAGGTCGTCTGTGGTGAGTGCTCCCTATAGTTACGAGCAAATTAATGCTCATGTGTCGCCGGTGACTCCCTCCGTGATGCACACCAAGGGTAACAGCCTCTCCTATTATTTCCGTAAATACCTGTTTCTTGAGGCCGTGTCTATGGTACGGTGGACATTGCCCGACACCTGGCCCAGCAACCGCCTACAGTATCTTGTGTTTGGTTCCGGCGGTGTTACGGTGTTCAACACTGACCGTTACGGTCTGGTTTATGACCGAATGGGACTGACCGGCATCAACATTTTTTACAATCCTACGCACTCCATCATTGCCAACCCTTTTATTAAGGGGTCCCCGTATTTGCAAATCGGAAAACAATGCGAGATCATCAATTTGCAGCCCGATTACCGGGGCATAGTGGACATAGTGGCATATTACGGCGACATGATGGCCCTTGCCGCCCAGACCATCCAGAGCAATTTAATCAATAGCCGCCTTGCCTACGTGTTTGCGGCAGGCAACAAGGCGGGCGCGGAATCTTTTAAAAAAATGTTTGACGCAATTATGCAGGGCGACCCCGCCGTGTTTGTTGATTCTTCTTTGCTCAAAGCGCCCAAGAATGGGGCATCCGGGCAAGCCCCATGGATGTATTTTGCAACTGACCTCAAAGGAAACTTTATTACAAACGAACTGCTTACAGCCCTTAAAACCATTAAAGCGCTGTTTGACACGGAAGTAGGTATCCCCAACACCAACACAAGCAAAAAAGAGCGGATGCTAACTGACGAAGTCAATTCAAACAACGTCGAGACAGCCGCCAAAGCGTCGCTCTGGTTGGACAGCTTGCAGCGTGGTTGCGAACGTGTACACAAGCTTTTTGGAATTGACAAATCTACTTTATGGGTCGATTGGCGGTTTCCGCCCGATACTGGGGCGCAGGAGGTGAACAACAATGCACTCAACGTTGAGCTTTAACGGCCTGTTGGAATGGTACCCGGAACTGTTCGACGAGTTGAAAGTTCCCAATAGTGTATCTAAAGAGGCCGTTTGCAATCAATTACTGTTTGATACGCTGGAATTGGAGGTATTGTACGCGGACGGCCCCACAATGCGCCGGGCGCTGGGCGTCTATTCGGAAACCATGCTCCCGAGCTGGACCCGGTACGCTGACGCTCTGGGCCTTGAATACGACGCGCTGGCGTCCGATGACCGAACCAGAACAACCGACCATGCAGGAACCAGCGGCGGCACAATCAACCGCACTAACGGCGTGAAGGGAACCACTACACGAACGCCAAACCTTACTACAACTGGCCAGAATAACGGCAGTGACAGCACCACCCGGAACGTCACGGGGTTCGACAGCGGGACCTTGCAAACCGCTGAGAAAAGCACGACGGCCCTCGGTACTGGGAACACTATTACCAGCAGCGGCACGGACACGACCACTACCGATCAGACAAACACCGATAACAGCACCTCGGAGTTGCACGACGGCTACAACGACACCGTGTCCGAGAAGGGCCGGGCAGGGCGGGACCCTCAAGACCTCATTGCAAAAGAGTTGACCCTCGCAATGGAAAATACAGTTCATAAAATCGTTACGGACATCCGGGCAAACTTTTGTTTGATGGTTTACTAAGGAGAGACGCAATTATGAATATCAATCCTATTCACAGAGCACCATACACCAATTTCCATGATCTCAATCTGGATTGGATTATTGAGGTACTGAATGAGTTCAATACCAAACTGACGAATTTCGTCAGTCTGGCCACGATCAAATACGCGGATCCCATCCAGTGGGGCATCACCAGCCAGTACGAAGCAAACACCGTTGTCGTGGACAGCAACGGCAACGCTTATCTTTCCGTGCAGCCGGTGCCCTCCGGCGTTTCTCTTGATCGTGTCGAGTTCTGGACAAAAATCGGCAATTTCGACGAACTTTGGGCCGATGTAAAACGGGCCATTACTCCCAACGATGAGGGCCACAGCCCCACCGCGACAGCTGCAAGAGCGGTCAATGACCTTGTGTGGGTCAATGGGGCGCTGGTGCGCGTCACCAGAGCAATGATCGCCGGTGACGCCTATGTGCCCGGCTCTAACTGCGTGAGCAGCTCCACTAATGAAGTCCTGCACTACCTTATCACCGCGTTTAATGAGGGCTTGAGCGCCGAGCAAACGGCCCGGCAGGAGGCCGACACGCAGCTCCAGACGGCTATTGACGCGGAGAAAACGGCCCGGGAAAACGCCGACACGCAGCTCCAGACGGCTATTGACGCGGAGACAACGGCCCGGGAGCACACCGACACTCAGCTCCAGACGGCTATTGACGCGGAGACAACGGCCCGGGAGCAGGCTATCAACGATCTGAAAAAATCTACCGTCGATTTGGGGGTCTTTACTACCCCGGAAATGTACGGCGCGAAGGGCGACGGTTCTACGGATGACACGGCAGCAATTCAAGCCGCTTTTAATGCCGCAACCGCCAATAAGCCCATCATCCTGACGGGGCAGTATTACTGCACTGACACTATCACCGTTAAGAGAGATACTACCGTTATCGGTGCAGCATCCCGACCCCGTGCCGTGCTAATTCCTTATTTCATTTTCAGCAATGCCGTCAACCCCGCGTTTTCTATTGTGGGTGCGCAGGACAGCAACGTCGACTATGGCGGGACCCTTGAAAATGTCACTTTTAAGGGCGTCACCGTTGGTCTGAAAAATCCTGCAACTGCTGCAAGCGTTGCATTTAAAGTGCAATGGGCGCGTTTCTTCACTCTTGAAGATTGCAGCGTGCACGGGTTCACTACCGCAGTAGATTTTGCCAACAACAACGGTATGTTGATCAAAAATTTCGAGTACAGCACAAACGGCTCGGTAAATGTCACCGTATTTAACAAGTTTAACAACGGGGGCAATACGGGCCTGAAATTACAGCACATCGTTATCAACAATTTCTCGGAGGGCATCTCTAAAGCGGTGGTCCTGTCCGATACCACCGCAGACGGTCAGGCCGGTGATAGATGGTTTGAAGATTGGCTTTGTGTCGGGCCGTGGAATAACGTCATTTACTACACACACGGGACAGGCTTTAGCCGTCACGTTTATATTAACCGCATTTTTGCCGATCACCTGATTGATAACCTCGTCTATTTGGTGGGTTCTGGCGCTAATGAGGACGCCCAGATTACCGACATTGGATGCGTAGGAGCAGGAGCCACATACCGGGTGCTGCTCGTGATGGGCTACTGCCGTTTGACGATCACGGGTGTTGCGGGGTCGTCACCCATTAGCACATACGACTTCATCTCTCTTACCAATGTCACCGACGCAGTGATAACAAACGCTGTACTCGACGGCCCTTCCACGTATTTTATCTCTGTCACAGGAGGCTCGCGCATAGCTGTGTGCAATACCAGAAACACCCAGACCGGCAATATCAACGTCGGTGGGGATGCGTCCTATTGTCAGTGGTGCAACGTGTCTACCGTAGGCACTAACAATTTGCTGGTCACCACTGGCAGCAACAACCAGGCAACCAACGTATACCCGGCCAGCAGTAACTAAATACTCTGCATTATGTGCCCACTCCCCTACCCTGCGGGAGTGGGCACTATATTTTGCGTCTATTGGCAGATTGCACAAAGTTTTGGCCATTGGGGAAGAAATTTTTGTGCATTTTGCTATTACGTGTCC